GAAACTAATACAGTTCTCGTGAATAGGGTTTGGTGTCTTGAGATACATGAACTTGATCTTCTCTCCTTCTTGGATAAGAGGGTACTTGTGAGTAAGTTTATTACGGCTAACATGGTGATTGTACAGTAATGCACCTCGGACATGAATAGGTGTACCCTTTGAATAGATGTCCGCCACAGACTTGTATTTCTTGAGACCATTTACACCTCGGGGAAAAGCAATGTTTACACAATCTTCTTTCTTCGTGTCTTCCTTGACCCTATCAATATAGTCAATCAACACATCATTGTCTTCGTTAATAATAATCTCATATGCTTTGAGCAGTTTATCTCGGAAGTATGCTGGAGTAGATGACCTAGCAGTCTCCATACCACAGATCTTCATCTTAGGTTCAGCATAGCGGACACCTTCACTGTCCCATACGTTGAGAATGTATCGCTTCTTGGCAGTCCAAATAGCACGGTCAGCGATGTTCTCACGCTTCATCTTCATTTTTTGTTCATATGCCGAAACGTAATTCGCAAGTTCCTGATAACTGGACTCGATGAATGGTTCCAACTTTTCTTGACAGATCTTGTCAAGTATCCCCACAATTGCTGTTTTGTTGCCAGACTTAGCACTAAAAAATTTATCAACAAGAGGTCCAAGATTAAGATAGATTGAGTCGGTATCGCTAGCGATGACATAATCGACATCCTCCGTTTGTAACAGTTTATTTAGATATCCGTTCATCTTGTTCTCAATCCAACGGATCGAAAGTTGACCAGACATAGTGATTGCTTCAGCAATCTCTAGTCGATAGTAACGGAAGTGTTCATTGCCAATGGCACCATAGGCAGAGTTAAGTTGAATCTTACGTGCCATCTGAATGTTATTACAGCGGGCGATCTCTTTCTTCAGTTCAGTGCTGGGTTTCTTCTCGTACTCCTGCTTCGCCTTGAGCATACGCTTCTTATAAATGGTACGTTCCTGATAGATCTTGTCCATTAATTCAGGCAAGAAACCACGCTTCGTTGTATCATAGTATGTACCATTAGCACACAGAGTCTTACCCTCCATGTAGGAGATATCAATCTCATTATTCAGGAGTCGATCGACCGTCGCCGTTGGGTGACGATGGTCAAGTAACGTCTCTGGCGAGAGGTTGTACTGCATAATGAGGTGAGGGTAGAGCGAGTTGAGGTCAAAACTGACCACCCAGTCATAAATTCCTGGAATAGGTTCTTTGACATACGCCCCAGCGTACTTGTTATCTTTCCTGCTTTCATGTTTGGGAGGGATTACTAGATTACGTTTGGACAGATAGACATAGATGATGTTGTCCCACATACGTACCTGTGAGTACACATCTTCAAAGTTCACCTTAGCATCATATGCCATGGTGATGGCAAGTTCAATCAACTTCATCTTGTCATCCAGCTGGTCAACCAGGCGAACGTCAACGATGTTGTAGTCCACGAACTTCTTCCAGTCCTTAGTATAGAACTCCTTGAAGGTATCGTACTCACTGTGGTCAAGTTTCTTAGCACCAAGTTCTACAGAACAGATATGATCTAGACGGTAGGACTCTTGGTTAGTATAAGTAAACTTCTTATACAGTTCCAGATAATCGAGGCAGGAAATACCACTGATGTCATAGGCAATCTGCTTACGACCTTTAATATAGATCTCACGGTAGAGAATACTCTTCCAAGGTGAGATCATCTTGGATTCTTTCTCACCAATCACACGCTCGATACGTTTGATGATGTACGGGATATCGAACAGTTGTACGTTCCAACCCGTGATCACATCAGGGAAGTTAGAAATCCAGAAGTGAAGGAATGCCTTCAGCAGACCCACCTCGGTCTTGAACTCAAGGTAGTCCACGTCAGGGTCTGTCGCCTGATACGGGCGAGAACCAAACACAGTGATACGACCAGTGTGAGAGTCCTTCAGGGAGATTAGAAGAATCTCCTGATCGGCAGTCTCGATGTCAGGGAAACCATTCTCAGCACCAGTCTCGATGTCAATAGTAAAGATACGAATCTGGTTCATATCAAACTTCATCTCATCCCAAGGATACTCCTCAAGGATGTACTGGTTATTGTATCGTGTCTGACCATACACAGGAAAGTCTGCCATCTCCTTATGGGTCTCGACAAACTCTTTCGCATCTTTAATAGTGCCCTGCTTGACAGGACGTACACGCTTGCCATCGAGTGTCTTCCACTCAGAAGGTTTATTGGTAGGCAAGAACAGTGTCGGGTTGAACTTCACCCGATCACTGAACTGCCGACCATGGTCATAACCACGAACCAGGATAGTGTTCCCAGACTGTTGAACACTGGTATAAAACTTCATTCCGTCTCTTTGTCTTTCAGGTCATAGTAAAGTGCCGAGTACATGGCGCTAGGATCACAAATCAAAGTAATGTCTGATGATCTAACAACCAGTTCTCGATCGTCGCTGAACTCGGGAAAGGGCACTGCCCCATCCCGAGATACCTCACAAGGGTATTTTAGCACACAGTCAGGGTCACCGAACTCGACGCCACCCAGTTCCTCAATCTCTGCTACAAGCCAATGCCCGTCAAACTTGAGGAGTTTAATCATACTACCTCAGGGACAATGGCAGGTTCTTCAACCTGTTGGAAAGGTTCGGCAATAGGATGTTCATCAGTGTTAGCACCAACGCCAGCAGTGTTAGGAATAGCACCACCCACTGCCTCTTGAATAGCTTCTCGCTGTGCTGCCGAGTTCTTATCTTCCTGCTGATCTACTTTATTTCGATAAGCTTGTGCCAAACCAGGATCAGGAGTTCCAATAGTTAGAATACCATCATAAGGAATACGATACTGATTATCCAAAGAATATGGACACCACTTACTAAATTTAACTTGAAGATCTCGGGATGGATCATCTGTGTTAGGAACACTAATTAATTCAAGTTCATAAGGGAAATTCATAACAAGACAAACACCCTTACGTTCTTCACCCTCTCCTTCGAATACTTCTTGTAAGATAGTAATCAATTTATCACCACTCTTAAGAACTACAATAGATGGTTGAAGTTCAGCAGGTTGATTGTTTTCTTCAGTCATTGTTTTTGTTTCTCCGTTTTTTCTCAAGTTTATATGCTTCAAATTCCGCTTCATTTAATAGTGGATGGAGCGGTTGTACTAGACCAATGTATGTATCATACACATGCCAAGTAGGTTCTGCTACAGCAACGATATTTTCAAATGCAATTCTGAATTCTCTAGTAGAAGAAAAAGGACTCCAAGCAAAGAAATTCATTGAAGGTTTTTCAGGGTCATCTGTAGCGATGACCTTCATTGCCATAGGCATAGTGACAACAAAGCACAAAGGATTGCCTTCGGTATCTTTCAATTCTTCTAGACCAGCAATTATTTGCTCTCCAGTAGTTAGATGTAGTATGTTAATAGACATAATTAATCTGTGCTCACGTTATTATAGCAAAAAAACACAGGACCCACAAGGGGTCCTGTGCCAATATTTATTCTGTCAGCAGTTGCTTCTCTGGCGGTCTTCCACCAATCTCATACACTGTCTTCTTCTGATGATCTGGGATAATTTTCTCCAGCGAAACACACAATAAACCGTCCACAAAATCTACATTAGTCACTCTAACATCATCTCCTAGTTGCCACGTTCTAGTGAACGATCTCTTCGATACTCCCTTGTGTACATACTCGACTTTAGGATCCGTCTTTGCATGTGTCGTGGCAATTCTGAGAATGTTTGATTCAGTAGATACTTCAATCTCCTCTGGTTTAAATCCTGCCAGAGCGATTTGAATTTCGTAATTACTGGTGTCATGTTTGATTAGGTTATACGGAGGATAGTTCTTATCATGATGTGTCATAGATTCCAATCTATGGAACATATCATCCAAACCTACAAAATGAGGGGAGTAGAGATCCCACTGGTAAGTGTTAGTCATTATAGTTCTCCTTAGTTAAGCGAGAGTTAGTTGTGTGGACCCTTACGGCATCCACTACTAATTATAATGGCACATAAAAAAAGTGGGGTGTTGTATACCCCACTGATATGTTCGGTTTATACTTCAGTCTTCTTACGACCGATATTGTATTTACTTTCAAGCGTCCATTCATCCTTCTCTTTGAAGGCAAGGACTTTAATTTGATTAAGTGGAGCAACGTCAGAAATTTTATCGCTCTCCACTAATGAAACAAGACCCCAATCAGAAAGAAGTTGGATGATCCTGTTCCGTCTTTGAACATCATTCAATGAAAGATTTGTGCTCTTTCCATCGAGAGCAAACAATTCTTTAAAGTGAACAATGTAATACTTTCCTTGCTTATGAAGGATATGACACGACTGATATAGCTTTCGTTCTTTTCTGGATGCTACACCAATACGTGTAAGAGTTTCTCGAACCTTGAGGAAGTCGTCAGGTTGTCCCAAGGTAACCTCCACCATATCGGTAGGTTGCCAAGTTACTTCAATTTCTGTGCTCATTTCATGCCACCTTTATTCAATGTCTTTCTTATAGAATCAAGTTCCTCTTTAGTGAGAATGTTTAAAGCTTCTAATGCTTTATTATGACTGTAACCATAATATTGCTTTACAAGTTCTAACTCTTCAAGAGTTTCCTTGCGTAACCAGGGAGTGAAACGTTTCCTCGGTTTCAAACTATTTATAAAAAAGTCATACTGTAGTCTTTTATCGAGATGAGGATTCTTATTCATCTCGTTGGCATACAGAATGGTATCAGTAAATGATGACAGGCACTTATTAATAATAAAAGGTGGATACTTTCTCTCCACCTCAGGGTCATCCTTAAGGATATTCTTCTTAGATTGGTTTATGCTGTACAGGTAGTCTTTGAGTTCCGCCATTCCAGTGTCTGATCACTCCGCTAATAATAAAAAGATTAGTAATGAAATAAGTGAGAAGTATAATAGTCCGTATGATAGCAATGTAATCTGCTTCTCTTTCATCTCGCCCCTCCTTCTGCCCAAGTGCCTTCGCCCACAGTCTCCACATTATTTAAATACAGCAGTAACACCCAGAACTTTAGCATTAGGATTCCTAGCAAGGGCAACTTCACGTGCCTCTTGATAATTACGAGCGATCACTTCTTCTTTGAAGACAGTGCCAGCAACATAGAGTTTGACTTCACACTTCATGACGGTTCGCCTACGATGGTGGTTAGGTAGTTGTGGAGAACGAGTTCCTTTCGTTCCGCTTGATCTAGTGTATAGGATCCCACGCTCCTCATGGTGTAGGTGTGTGCAAATTCAGCAACTGACCACCCCTTGAACCGATCTCGGATCAGTTGGGAGTTGTTATAGGAAACCAGTTGAGGAGCGACAAAACGATCACAATTAAGAGCAAACTTATCGTGATCAAATCCTTTGTGCATTGATCCTTTACGCCCATAGAGGTTATCCTTAATGTCATAAGGAGGATCAAGATAAGTAAATACTGCTTTATCATCTGTCAGCAACTCTTC